AGGCAATCACCCAAGCTAGGCTTGCCAGAATCTTACGGTTTGACGATTGGGATGGAGAAAACGAAACCATCAAACTCTGGAGTCCAAGCCGATGATCACTTTAACCAAGGTATCACCCTTAAGTGGCCTAGCTAACACCATGACGGTTGACTGCGATGTCATTGAGTACGCTCTCTGGCAACGTGGGATGCTGATACAGGACGCTATGCCTGATGTGTCCGTGGATGAACGCGAGTTCCTAATATCCGGTATTTATCCCGGTGAGTGGGAAGAGTTAGCGACTGTTAGAGGGGCTATTCATGATCCTGACTAATAGAGAACTACTCCAACTCACTAAGCCGCGAAAGTTACTACAAGAGAAAGATTTTACAGAGACTTGCACTAACTATTACGCAGGGCTAGAGGACGGTCAGCAGTACAAGCCTAGACACCATACGACTGACAGAGAAGCCTTTAAGCAGGCGATGGCTCGACGCAATGGTCGCAACTTTGAAACTAAACAAAGAATTTTAGCAGGAGACAACTCATGATGACTTGGCAAACTCATTTAGATAAGGTCGATAGACCATCAATAGAAGACTTACAGATGGCCAGTAACAGAGCGCGAGCCGAAGTTAAGAAGGCTAGAGAGAAACTACGGTTAGCCGAACAATGGCTCGATAGGGTAGCTATGGCTTACTCTATAGAAATGATGCATGGAGGTGTAAAATAATGTCTTACTTAGGAATAAATTCAGCCGCACCAGAAGAGTGGGATAGACTCAAGAAAGCGTATCCTGCTGTAGAAAATCCATCGATAGTCCTAAAGAATACCGCCAACGATGATCTAGTGAATAGCCCAAAGCACTACGGTTTCGGCAAGGTCGAGTGTATCGAGGCTATAAAAGAGTCTATGAGTGAGCGAGAGTTTAAAGGCTATTTGAAAGGTAACTCTATGAAGTATCTATGGCGATATGACTACAAGGGCAGGGCTGAAGAGGACTTAAAGAAGGCTCAGTGGTACTTATCTAAATTGATCGAGGAGGTAACTACTGGAGGTTAAAAGGTGTTGGTGTACCAAGGGCAGAATCCATAGTTGAGTAGCTGATCTAAGCAACTACTCAAGGACAACATACACCTTGGTACACCAACATTTCGCACCATACTCCTAAAGAAGCCCCTTAGATAGGCAACGGACATGGCTATACCCTTATGGGGGTACAAATTTCTATTTATCATCAACGGTATCAAACCCATCAAACACCGCATTTATCTCATTGGACATACGTTCAAACATGAGTCCCTTCAGTATTAACTCAAAGCGTCTAGGGTAAGCCTCAGACCACCTAAAGAAATTCTGCTCATGCTCCCCTGCCGCTTTTGCGGCCTCATTCAAACTCTTAAAACCCAATGCTTTCACTCGTTCACTTGGTTTCATTCGTCATACTCTCCTCGTAGTACTGCCTGTACAACCTCATCACTTGGTGCTGAGACGAATGTTACATATTCCACATCCTCTTCAACTAGTTGTCCATACCTATCCCAAGCCTCTTGGTACACCTCGTATTGTTCATAGGTGAACTTACGGTCTTCTCCTGCGTGTCTGATTATATACTGTGCCATATTAGTCCTCGAACCTCCGCATTATAGCGTCAATTAATAGGGTTACTGCTAGGATAGCCATAAAGCCGCATGCAAATACTCCTAAGATTATTAAGTCTTCACCGTTCATCACGCTGTCTCCTCTTTCTTTTTAAGGATTTTCCAAACTAAATTACTTTCAAATTGATGTGATTGAGTCGGTGAACACCATTCAATAGGCTCACGATGTCCGGCCTTTAACACTGTTTCCAAAGTTGTAAGTTTAGAGTGCATTTGAAGCATAGAGACTGCGGCATAGCCTTCAACATCGGTTTCACCGTAAAGGTATGGTTCAAAATCATCCTGCGCTCTATGTATAACATCTATTATGAGTAAAAGTTGATCATCGTTAAGTGTAATTGTATTCATTACGCTATCTCCTGTTCTTGGTGAATTTCACAGTGTCTATTACTTTTCTCAAAGTCCCATGAGGACTCAAATATTGACTCACCGGTGCATGAGTCCCAGATACTCACGTACTCTTCTGCACAACTCCGCGAATGTTCAACATACAAGGTGATACCTCCGACCTCTATGTATGCACTTTGGTTTGATCTTTGGTCTATTTTTATCATTTCTCACCCCTCTCGTTGCGTTTCTTTTGTTCAATCATTAGTTCACTCTCCCAGACCGCCCACGCCATCGACGCGAGCAGTAAACCACCTAATACAATGCTCATTGGGTCACCTCATCTTCTGTACACGCAAAATCGACTTGGAACAGTCCATCATCATCTTCACCGTAGTAAGCCAAAAGCCTATTGTTAACGATAAAGTTCCTGACTAGCCTCTCTATAAATTCCCTGCTCCTAGGCTTGCACTCATAAGGTGTCCAACCTAATGCATACGCAACTTCATTGACTCTAGCGTCAGGGGATTCATCCTCTTCGTCACCGCATACCTTACAAACAAGAGTGTCGGCCTTTGCGTGTATGTAATGATAATCACACCCACAGTCCCAGTAGTCAGCATGGGTTCTTACTCCACCGTATGCATCGTATCCACCATAGGGCTCGGGCTTCCCATCGCTATCGTATCCGTCGTTGTGGTAGTTCATTGGGTCACCTCTCTTTCTAAAATTAGTTTTTTCTCTAGATATTGAAATCCAACAAAAGAGACATTTTCACGAGTGCAAATTCTCAATAGCTCGCTTATGCGGTCAGATTGCGTCAATCGTTTAAGCATTTCTTTAGTGCCGTACAAGCAGTCAAATTCAACCTGTATTCTGCCCAACGTAATTGCTGATTGGCTGTTCATTGGGTCACCTCCTTGACGTACCCTTCGACTCGCACAACGTCGCATGGCGAGCCAAACAAAGGGAAAGAGTTAAAATGTGGGCTATCTAACGTATGCGTGTCGTAGTCCCACACAATCGCATCACCATGGCGGTGCAGGAATAACTCAAAGTCGAACGAATCCACTTCATCAAAACTCGAGTCGTCACCGTTGATCAATGCAGACATAGCCCACGAGGGGAAATTGTCATAGCTGTACTTTAGTTTGATACTCATGCTGTCACCTCCTTGGGTACACGGTAGCCATCAAACAATTGGCGCAGCTTGTTAGCCATAAACCACCAATAGTCATCGCAGATTTTATCTTCTTGCTTTGCCGTGGCATCTTGTGGGATTGACCCCCACTCTTTAGCCAGTTGGATGATGTTGTAATAGGTGTAATCAATGGGAAGGGCTAAACCTTGAAGCCAATCTGTTATTGCTTGTTGCGACCCATAACGACTGACCGCCCACATTTGAGACCCATAAAAATCAGCTCTGATGATCTCTATGATTTCTTTAGGTGGTAAACCGTAAGCATTTAATTCATCGCAATCGTCTAAATGTGAACGCATGGCATCCAACAGATACAGCTTGGCTTTTTTGTCTAACTCTGTAGATTTACTCATAGTGTCACCTCTCTAGCAACGTGGTAGCAAAATGGAGAACCTGCGTCACATTCTATCTGTACGAATCTCTCGGTTGTGCCTACATTTTCGCCACTGTAGTTAATAATCGGTGCGTATAGACGAACTATGCCGTTGTCTTTGTCCTGCCAATCTGTTTTGAAGCTAGACATTGTTTGATGAAAGAAGCGCAATGTATCGCGGCTAAAGAAATATTCGCCCAGTACGCCCGACTGTTTGATCTGTGTAATTGTTGGCTTTTGCATTGTGTGTCTCCTTAGATAAGACTTTAGTTCGAGGCTAAATTGCCACGCTGAAGCCACCCTATATAAGAGTGACTTAGGTGTGACCACTAGGCCGTAGCAGAATAATCAGCGTCCCAAGCATCAGCGATAGCATTTACCTCACGGTCATAGATGATCTCGTCAGGCTCTTGGTGGTAATCGAAAAGATAGGCGAAAGATGCAACACTGCGCCACTTTCCGGCCTGCTTTAAACTAGGTGTGACCAATGTCATTTGACCCATGTCACAAGCCTCGACGTTTTCTTTAATCGTCTTATAAGTACTGTGAATGCCGTCATATTCGCCCTCGCCATAGACGGCAACAGAATACCCGCGATCAACAGCCCACTTAATAAGGTGTAGGTGTGCTTTTCTCATGATGATTGCTCCTGCGCTAATGGGTGACGTTCGCCAGTCAGTGTCGATCTGGCTCGGTCATTGAAGTGCTTATATAAGACGGTAGATTTCAAGTCCTCAAATTTAGACTGTAAGGCTCTTAACTCTTCGACCTCAGAATCTAAGCCAGACCCAAAAACAGCAAGGCTATACAAATCATTAATAGTGCATACATCCCAACGTGCGAGGTACTCGGCCCGATCTAAAGTTGTCCCCTCCTTATCCATCCAACCGCTAACCGCTATCCGGTAGTCTTGATTAATCGTGACGCTATTTGTATTACTCATGGTATTCCCCTTACTGGTTATATATACAGTACCGATTTATGGCTCGGTAGTTGCCATGGCCCGATTATAACTATCTATCTAATAGTAATACAACACATAAACAAACAATAAGAGAGTAAAACGATAGAATTACTAATATTCAGCATAATCCACTAAGAATAAGCCATTTACTAGCATAATGTTTTGTGTCCACCTATATGATATATACAGGGGGTTATGCCGTCGCTTTCACTACGTCAACCACTTGATCAATAAGTGATCAACATTGGCTAGACCCTTGATTCTATATGTAAGCTGCAACAGTGCCCAGGTGGGCATAAGTCTGTGGATAAAGTTACAGTTCGTGTCTCATTAGTTAGCCATTGCTCCCCTCTTTGGTTGACTAATGAGATACGGACGTTTATGTGGCTATACCATCAGAACGCCATAGATTGTCTTATGCGATACTTTGGATAGACTTGGGCAGATTGCTTGGGTGATCTTGGGTAATTGCTTGGGTTGTCTTGTGTGGTCTTTGGTGGTCTTAGGCGACCGCATTTGTATTGAACACATACAGCCTCATCCCAATAAATTTTTCTAATGTCCTAAGAACAACCAAGGTCAACTGATGATAACGCAACGGATAAGATATCCGATTGATGTTCTGGTGATGTAAGTCATTGATAACTATAGAGTTAATGGTTTCGATCAGGAGTCCCTAGGTATTTTCTAATGGGGCATGGGGTTAAATGGCTAATGGCTTCAAAAATAGCGTTAAACCCCTTGTTGTTGTTGTTATTGTTCGACCTTCTTTAGAGGAGAGCCAACCTTGAGATTTACACTAAAGAACGACTTTAAGTCATTCGGCTACTTTCATTTACTTCCAGAGTTTGAGCTGTCGGTAGGCGCTTACGGTGAGATACGGCATATACGGATACGGCATATACGATTAGCATTCCTCACGCATGAACTTTGGATAACACTTAACAAAGAGTAATAACTTATGGGCTTAGAAACAGGCACTTACATCGATAGTCTAGATGCGGCTAACCCTGCGGCTACAGATGCACTATCGCAAGCAGATGAACACCTAAGACTAATTAAGGCTACAGTTAAAGCCACATTCCCTAGTGTCACTGGGGCTGTTACGGCTACCCATACAGCTATTAATACTAAGGTAGCTGAACCTGTGTCGGCTATAACCTCAGACGGCTCTAACCCTAGTTTAAACACAGGGGCAGGAGTCACAGCAGACAAACTCAAGACACTCATAGGTGTCTCTACTCCTGCGATTACTACCGCCACAGATAGTGGAGGTGAGGTTACCCCTAGCCTAGCGACAGGTATTACTGCTGTAGAGGTATGGGACTTAGTGAAGTCAGCAGCCCTTGACTCTATCTATCCGGTAGGGGCTATTTATACGGCTATCACTAGTGGTAGTCCTGCGACAGTCTTTGGTGGTACTTGGGTATCCTTTGGACAAGGTAGAGTAATGGTGGGCCATGATGATGCGGCTGAACCAGATACTGACTTTGTGGCAGGCTCTACTGACGGTAGTGCTGTACTGGTGGGTGGTGCTAAGACTCACACATTGTCTATTGCTGAGATGCCTAGCCATACACACGCTATCAATGGCATAGAGAACCAAGCAGGGACAGGTAGTGACGGTGGTGGTAATAGTGCTTCTAGCTATCCCACCGTAAACACCAATGCTACTGGGGGTGGTGGGGCGCACAACAACCTACAGCCCTATGTCGTTGTCTATATGTGGAAACGTACAGCTTAAGAAACAATGTATAACATAAGGAACACATTATATGGGACAGCTTCTACCAGTTAGAGATGTAGGTAGCATTGGCGTAGTTACAGACATACGCCCTGCGTCCCTCCCGATCAATGCGTTTACTAAAGCTAAGAACGTAAGGTTTGATGAGGGTAAGGTAGGGCGGTCACCTGTCTTTAGAAAGATCAAGGATTCTTTAGGATTCAACCCTAGATTCTCCTATGGTGTCCCTGCTAACTCCAGTGGTAACTTTGCCTCTATTGTTCTAGTGTCTGACACCTACGAGTTTAAGGCGTATGCCAACAATGCTGTGGTGTCTAAGCAAGGTTCTTTGTCGGCTACTTCAGCTAGTGTCCACCCATTTACTGGGACTTCTCTAGCAGATATTGCTTACATTAATCGAATAGATCAGCCCCCAGTATTTATGGCTAATGGTGGGAGTGCCTTTGCTACTTTGACTAACTGGCCTAGTGGCTATAGAGCAGAGTCAGTGAGAGCCTATGGTGACTTCTTGATAGCTTTGAATATGACTGAGGGGGGCACTAGTTTCCCTTCTAGAGTTAGATTCTCTACGCCTGCTCTAGCAAATGCAGTACCTACTACATGGGATGAGTCTGACCTAACTAAGTCAGCAGGATTCAATGACATAGTACAGATGAAGACAGGTATCGTTGATGGCTTAACGCTAGGTACTAAGTTCATTGTGTACTCTAAAGACCAAGTGTGGATGATGGAGTTTGTGGGCGGTACGTTCATACACAACTTCAGGAAACTCTTTAGTGACTGTGGTGTTATTAACCAGAACTGTATTGCAGAGGTTGAGGGCGCACACTATGTCTTTGACCACGATGACATCTATATCCACGATGGTAACACTCGCCAATCTGTATGCGACGAAAGAGTCAAAAGTTACATCTTTGGTGGGCTTAATACAGCCAAGACTGACAGGTGCTTCACTCACCACAATTCTGAGTTAGACGAAGTAATGTTCTGCTATGTATCGGGTGACGATATGGCTGAATACACTAATGGTGACCGATGTAACAGGGCGGCTGTATTTAACTACAAGAGCCAAACGTGGTCATTCATGGATTTACCGAATGTCTCTAGTTCTACTCATGGCACTATTAGTTCTTCTACTACTTATGAGAACTCTAATACCTACGGCAACATAGGGGGTAGCTACTACTCTCAAGAGTCAGGCTATGACATACACAGTTTGTTTGTAGGCGAAGACTCAAGTACTGATGGTATTACTTCAGATAAGCTCTATGGCCTAGACCTAAGTGACTCTGGTAGCCTATCGTTTGACTTAGATTCTGAGGCTAACAAGAGTCCATACATAGAGAGAGAAGGTATTGATCTGGATGAACTCTCGCCTTTGAGTGGCTATAAGGTCATCACAAAGATATTCCCTCAAGTAGACACCACTAATGCAGACAAGCAGTTCACGTTTACTTTTGGGTCTTCTGATCTACTAGGGAATAACCCTGTGTATCAAGGTAGTATTAATTTTGATGGCTCTACAGACTACAAGATAGATACTAGAGCCTCCGGTAGATACCTATCATACAAAATGACTGTAGCTGACAATAAGGACTTTAGTTTCTTAGGGTTTGATCTAGATGTATTAACCACTGGAAGGAGGTAGCCATGACAATCCCTATTGTTGGCTATAAACGTAGCCCACCTCCGATACTCAAGAAAAAGAATCCTATAAGAGTCTCTAAGATACCTAGTCGGCTTGCCCCCTTAGAGTTACCAAGCTCAACGCAAGAGAAGTACATGGAAGATGAGCTACGCAGGATTGAGAACACTCTAGATAGAGCGCAGTCCCCAAGGATGAGTGTCACTAACTTTACTGTAACTAGGACAGTAGATGGTGCAAGTCCCAATCTAGGCACTACCACAGATGCTCTACTTACTCTTATCCAAGACTTAAAGGATTCTGGAGTAATATCGTGAGTGGTCTCGTAGTAGATGAGAATCTGAAAGCCCAAGTCAAACATTTTGAGAACACCATTAAAAGCGAAGTCGAATCAGGTAACGCTGAGTGCGCTATTGATCAGACATCTTTAAGGCACTTCTTTGTGCCTGCTATCGAGGAAGGTGGTTGTAACCTCTACACAAGAGAACTGACTGTCCCTAAAGGTATGTCTTTTACTGGACAACTTCACCGCCATGCACACATGGCTTTTCTTATGAAAGGTGAATTATTAGTAGTATCAGAGACAGGCAAGAAGCACATTAAAGCGCCCCATACATGGGTAACTCCGTCTGGCGCAAAACGTGCTTTCTACGCACTACAAGACTCAATATTAACTAACGTGCATTTAACGAGTTACTTGGGTGAAGAAAACTTAGAACAAATAGAGGAAGAGGTTATCGCCCCATCCTACACATCGATGGGACTAGACGAACCCGACCTTAAAATTTTAGCAGTGGAGAAATAGAATGGGATTTGTAACAGCGGCAATAATAGGAGGCACTTTAGGCGCGGCAGGAGGCTACTTTGGTGGTAAGCAGTCAGCCAAAGCACAAAAATATGCGGCAGATACACAAGCAGAGGGTTTCCGCTTCCACAAGCCTTACTTAGAGCGATCATACGATTCCGCTGAAGGATACCTTGCTGACTCCATAGGGAAAGGGACATACCAAGGTCAGACATACGCAAACCAAAACCCATACTCTGCCGCAGGCAACAATTACATGGGTAACATGGGTCT